AATATTATACGGATGGCCGCGCGAATGAATTTTGAATTTCTTTAGGTATTTACGTAAATGCCATTTGGGGGGCACTATATATTGCCCCCTAGTTCCCCCGATTGCATAGGACTTTTAGTGCCCCCCAATTCACAATGCCTAGAACAGGTCGTTTTTCTATAAAAGCCAAAAATTATTTCCTCACTTATCCAGAATGCTCTCTTTCAAAAGAAGAAGCACTTTCCCAATTACAAAACCTCAATACCCCCACAAATAAAAAATATATCAAAATCTGTCGAGAGCTTCATCAAAATGGGAACCCTCATCTCCACGTGCTTATACAGTTCGAAGGGAAATACAACTGCACGAATAACAGATTCTTCGACCTGGTATCCCCAAACAGGTCAGCACATTTCCATCCGAACATTCAGGGAGCTAAATCCAGCTCCGACGTCAAGTCCTACATCAACAAGGACGGAGACACTCTCGAATGGGGAGAATTCCAGATCGACGGACGATCAGCAAGAGGGGGTCAACAATCAGCCAACGACGCTTACGCAGCAGCACTTAACAGTGGAAGTAAGTCGGAGGCTCTTAATGTAATCAAAGAACTAGCACCCAAAGATTATGTATTACAATTTCATAATTTAAATGCTAATTTAGATAGGATTTTTGCACCTCCTTTAGAGGTTTTTGTTTCTCCTTTCCTTTCTTCTTCTTTCGATCAAGTTCCAGAAGAACTTGAATGCTGGGCAGCGGAAAACGTCAGGGATGCCGCTGCGCGGCCCTGGAGACCCGTGAGTATAGTGATAGAGGGTGCGAGTAGAACAGGGAAAACTATGTGGGCTCGATCATTAGGCCCACATAATTATTTGTGCGGACATCTAGATCTAAGCCCAAAGATCTACAGCAACGACGCATGGTATAACGTCATAGATGACGTCGACCCCCACTATCTGAAACATTTCAAAGAATTCATGGGGGCCCAAAGGGACTGGCAAAGCAACACGAAATACGGGAAACCAATTCAAATTAAAGGCGGTATCCCGACAATCTTCTTATGCAATCCAGGACCAACGTCATCATATAAAGAGTACTTGGACGAGGACAAGAATTCATCACTAAAAGACTGGGCATTAAAGAATGCAGAATTTTTCACCCTCAAAGAGCCATTGTACTCAGGTACCAGTCAAAGTCCATCACAAAATAGCCAAGAAGAGGCCAATTCGGAGACGTCGGATTGATCTTCCTTGTGGATGCTCATATTATATTGGAATTAATTGCGCATCATATGGATTCACGCACAGGGGAACTCATCACTGCAACTCAAGCAGAGAATGGCGTATATATCTGGACAATCAACAATCCCCTATATTTCAAAGTGACCCAGCACCACGAGAGGCCATTTCTGATGAACCACGACATCATAGAAGTCCAGGTCCAGTTCAATCACAACCTGAGGAAAGCGTTGGGGATACACAAATGTTTTCTAATCTTCCGAATCTGGACTCGTTTACATCCTCAGACCTGGCGTTTCTTAAGAGTATTTAGGGTTCAATGTATGAAATATTTAGATAGATTGGGTGTAATTAGTATTAACAATGTAATTAGAGCATGTAATCATGTATTATGGGATGTATTGGAACACACAGAATATGTAACACATTATAATATAATAAAATTCAATCTTTATTAATTTTGAACAGAATCATAAAAATAGATTCTGATCTTCAAAGTAGCATACACTGGATTACTGGCATGAGTACAAGCCATATACAATAACAAGGCATTCTCAGTATGATTGTCATACTTAGCAGCTTCTTGATGATTATAAACTACATGGTTATTAACTTTCATAAATTTCCTAACCAACGCTTGTTCCTTACAAGCATATTGACCACCTGTGACTGTTGAAGTGAACTTCCTTAAAACTTGATAACGATCTCGAAGATCGTTCTTTATAGTAGCCGTACTGGGCTCATTATCATACATGTTAAACACCTGACCAAAATCCATAGCAGTACCAAAGGGCCTTCTATCACGAACAAGATAAAACATGACAGTGTTCGTATGGTTCTTGGTTTTTATATTTTCATCCATCCATATTTTACCCAATACATAAACAGACTTCACACAAAATCTCTTGCCAACACGATGAGTAAGCCCACTACCACGAGTGACATCACTAACACATAATACTTTACCAACATGAGATATGTCGTGCCTTTGTTCATAAGATTGGACTTTACATGGGCCTTCACAACCTTTAGGGACATCAGGGCTTCTGTACATTCTGAAGAGTCTGGGCTTGCGATACATGGGCCTGTTGATCCATGTCCTTTTTCTGTTGGTGACGAGGACAGTGGGGGCAGCAGCACGGCTCATCACGGGGGTGTCGAAGTTCAGACGGCGTCGTACCTTCGAGGCGGGAGTGGAAATGACTATATCGGCGGGTCGCTTCGACATAATTGCGAGCACGAATTACTGAAATTAAATCTCGTATAAGATCGTAACCCACTGTGTCCGGAGAATATGTCTGTTCGATTAACTGACAATATTTTACGGCAAGCATACACCGGAGACCATGAACAGTTTCAGGAAACTCGTTCAACAGTGGATCCCACATTTTAAATCCTTATTACTTATCCACCAAGTATTTATAGCGGGTTTTTTTTAAACTAGCTTTGAGGGAGCGTTTTTATTGGAAGACAAAAAATAGTGCGGGGACCCACAATAAAAAATCGCGCGGCCATCCGGT